GTCATTGCGTCATTGGTTAATAATAATTGCATCTAATTTGCTCTTTAAGTTTCTCTAATTTCTCCAGGCTAACACATTCTAATACCCTCTGCTTTAATGGCTTATAGTATTGAGGTAGCACGAACTTCTCTCTTAATTCTAAGGTATGCATCATATAAGCACTATCTTTGTACTTAGAGTAGGTGTCATGCTTAGCTATCCCATTTATGACAGTTGCGTGTGTTTGGTTAAACAGCCTACCAATTTGTGATAAGGTCATACCATCCCTTTTGAGTACTTTGTACAGGTAATACCTCTTGTATATCACATGCATATACCTGCTTTTTTGTTTTAGATCGTGCTTATCTATGATAGCCTGGACCTCTTCTAATCTAGTCATGTTAGTAGTTTAGGATTAACTGATTTGAACAGTTCACTTTGACTATCTACTAATCCAACTGCATTGATATAGTCTATCTCTACCTTTGCACTGGCTATGATAGTAGCACTCAGCTGAGCTATTGCTTTAGCTTTTTCTACTTCCTGATTTACTTTCTCATTACTCATGTCCTCATCAGCTAGTCTTTCTAGTGCCATAAAGATGTGATCACGTAGATCACTTAGTTTGTTGTTTGCCATTTGTTTTACGTTTTAGTTTACATGTTAGTTTCATTACTTCCTGTAGCTCAGCAGGATATCTTTGTATAGTATTTCGAGCCATATTTTCCTTTCTACTTATTACTTGTAAGTTGCTTAGTTCACAATTCAAATAGTTGCCATCTAAAAAAATGACTACAGATCCTCTAGGTATCTCACCATTTGCCTGAGTCCATACATATCTTTGCAGTAGCTCCCAGTGGCAATCTTTAATTTTGATATATTGATAAGGCCTTCCCTGTGTATCTAATCTTATATTGATGGTTCCATTAGGCTTAGTATTGTGAGGCTTATTGCCTTTCTTAAACATGGTGGGTGCTACCTTCTCATATATCTCTGCATTTAACTGCTTACCCTTATTGTGTGGGGTGTGCCCTGGCTTAAATTGATTAGGTATAGATGGCTCTATGATCCTGCCACTTTCAGGTGTAAGCATATACTCAGCTGATTTCTTTACCTTAGCAGCCCATGCAGTATTATACACCTTGCTTAAGCTTACTCCTAGAAGCTCAGCTATGTACTTACTGCTGTGATTTGGATATAGATCTATGATCTGCTGTTTTTTCATACCTCCTCAACTATGTACTCATGTTCAATATACCACTCTAGTGTATCTGCCTGCTCATCTGTATAAATGTAATCATGCAGCTTACCATCTTTACCTAGGTAGCAATTCCACCATGAGCCACCTTCAGGCTCTACGCTATCTTCTAGCCATACTCTATATTTTTTCATAAGGTCTCAACTTTAAGTATTAATCTAGGCCACATGGCCATTAGTTGTAAAGCATGCTCTTTGTCTAGTGCCTCTAAGATCCTGGTGCCTATCATCTTTTTTCCACCCTCAAAATAGTTGTAAGTAACTTTGTATCTTTTCATTTTATAAAGTATTTGTTATTATCCTTTTCTAATTTATAACCTATCTCTTCATACATCTTTAAGTACCGGTAAACTGATCTAGTGCTTATGCCTAAGTATCTAGCCATTGAGTTAATGGGCCTAGGCTTAACTTGTAAAAACTGCATAAGCTTTATTATTCTCATTATCCTATGCTGGTTCATTTCTCTTGTTTTATTTCGTTAAAGTCTTGCTCACTTAAATAATCTAGGTACAGCTCCAGATTAAAGCTTCCACCTTTATCACCATCACAGCTCTGCTCTCTCCACCATTGCATCTTTCTTTTAAGGCTAAAAGTGGTAGGTATAAATGTGTTTTCAGAAGTTTCCATATTTAGATACATTCAGGATTGTTATAAGCCCACTCTTCTACAAGTTGGGTTGTCTCTTCTAGCTCTCTGCTAGTCAAGGGTGTAAAGATGATGTAATTTTTACCTCTTTGGTAACTGTCTACTAGCAAAGCTTCATAGATACCCTCCTCAACAAAGTAGCATCTAAACTCAGCAGTGTAAATTATACCTCCATCTTCAGAGGCCCACCATACATTGATGTAGCCTTTTTTCAAGTAGTCTATCTCGTAACTCATAGTGCACAGGATAAATACATTCCTACTAAAAAAAGTGTTAAGGCTGCTAAGCCCTGGATAAAATCAATAGTTCTCATCTAGTCCTAGTTTTTCGATTAATACTAAAAGTGTTGCATACTTGGTTTGTAGTCTCTGAGCCGCAGGATCTGTATGCCCAAATGCTCCGACCATCTCATTGTACTCATCCCTAAGCTCTATTGAATAGAGGAGGATAGTAGCTTTCATTTCTTCTGTTGTCATTGGTTAGTTTTTATTGGTTAGTAAATAATTATTTTCAAATATACGAACAAACATTTAATTGTATACAACTTTATCGTTATCAATAATCATTCTAAATAAGGAATGTAAAGGAATAGCCTGAATTTATACATGATAAGTAAGGGCATAACCTTAAATATACTTGGGTAATATGTTAGCTATATCTTACATTATGCCACCATTCTAGCTATTATGTTGGTTATAACCGTCACAAATTTTGGCAAAAAAATAACCCCCTACCAAACTAACCAAAGATATAGGGGGCTATGAGTCGTCTAATACGAGACCTGGTGCAAATATATGTAAAAAATTACAAATTAAACTTATGACTATCAATATATTTTGTCACTGCTCTTTCACCTGTAGTACCCCTCACCAATTTTATAGTTAGTATCCTACCTCCTAATGGCTTAATGGGAGCTCCACGTTCAACGTGCCACCCCTGAGAACCATCTCCGTACTCTTCTTTGTAGGTACCTGTTAGCATTAAGTGTAACTGCTTCTGCTTAAGTACATATCCTCCTACACTATGGTGATCTATAGTATCTCTCACATCATTTCTACAGCTGTTCTCGTGGATGTGGCCCATGGTAAACACATCAAAGTTCTCATAGGTCTCTAGAGCCCTGGTTAAATTGATTGCTCCCTTTGTACAAATTCCTCCGCCCCCCGATCCATGAAAATATTTGCATTTAGTAGAGTATTTAGATCCCCATCCTGAATTTTGCTTAATGATAAACCACCCACCATAGCCACCTGTCTGTACATTAGATCCTGCTTTATAGTTTAGAAGGTCCACAAATCTTTGTAGGATGTCAGTCTCTTGCCATTTGATTATAGCAGTTTCGTGGTTGCCATAACCTACTAGCTTAATGATGTTAGCATAGGGCAGGAACCAATCTACAGCTGTTTCTACTATACTATCTAAGTACTTAGCGTTATTGTGCTCAGGTCTAATATCAGATTTATTACGTCTGTTATCTCCTCTACCTTGCATTAAGCAAAACATATCACCATTTATCATTACAGGTATATCCTCTTCTAAGCAATAGTCTAGGTGTCTCTTTAGCATATCTCTATCACAGTGAGGGTTATCCCAGTGTAGATCAGATAGCATAGCAATACGTGCATAAAGATTATCAATGATAAGCTCATGCACATTCTTAGAATGTTTAATCATAAGTAAAGTTTAAGTAAAAGTCTAGTAACGAATGACAGGAGTACTCCTATAATAAAGCCCCATACTAGGAGCATCCAATTAGTTTTTGCTTTTTGTTTTTTTTCAGTTTTGTATATGTACTTATACTTAAGCACATCCTGCTTTAATATCTGAGTTTTGTACCTATATTCTATTTTAGTTTGCCACCTGGTCTTAGGCACATAAACATTCTTAAAATTGATAATAGTATCTTTTGTAGTTATTATCTTTTCGTATCTAATCGTATCATTACGTATTACTGCAAAGCTATCTACTGAGATAATTCTAATGGTGTCACTATCCTCCACTAACTCTAGACCAAACTTAACAGCCTTCTTATAGTGGTATTGTGCTTTCTTAGCGTCTGAACAGCTAAATAGTAGGGATAGTATAAAAAGTGGTAGTAAGTGTCTCATAGGCTTTGTAGCATTGTTATCATTCTAGGGCAGGGATAGATATCACTCTTATCCTTTCTCACTGAATTGTGGGTAAATATACCACTTTCTCCTTTCAAAGCACGTTTATCTATATCAAAGATGGTAGCAAAGTAATCTCTAGGGATATTATACTGATCACATAAGTACACTAGCAGCTGTCTAGTGCTCTCTATTTGTGCATCTGTATACTTCTGCCAATAGATATAGCCTTTGTACTTTTTATCTAAGATAGTTACCTCAGTATAGTCTACTTTGCCACCTACATAATTATAGTAATATCCGTTCTTTTTGGTTAATGGTCCATAGTTGCAGATCTCAATGCCTACTGATATCTTATCTAAGCTCTTGTATGGTACTCCTGACTCTGTGAATATCTCTTGCTTTAAGCCCAGGTGATAAGCCCAATTTTTAGAGCTAAAGCATTGCACGATTGTACCTCTTGCACCAATGATAAAAGCAGTGGCTACCTTGCCTACTTGATTGTTAAAAAATTTAGCTACATTAACAGCATCAGGTCCTCCTGCAGTATGGTGTAGGTATATCTGCTTTTTGTCAGTAAGCTCATCTACGTATTGATCCTTAGATAATCGGTGTTGTATTATCTTTGTTATATCTAACTCCATCTATATCTCCTTTTATTTCTTTTGAACGCTGTAATAAATTTTTGAAAGCTGACCATATATCTATGCCTTTTACAGCCTTATAATTTTCTGATATTGATATCACCTCTATACTGCAAAGTACTAAAGATAGTATCTTAGTTAGCATTAAAGGCACACTAAAAAATGTTAAAATAATATCATTAAGTATAAACTTATCTATCAGGTAGAAGCCAATAACAGCCACCTCATATAAAAATAATTTAGACACAATAGCTGATAGCTTGCGAGATGTGATTGGGATGCCTAATTTCTTAGACTTCCAAATACCTGTTAGCGTATCTACTGCAATAGCAAACCCAATCAAAAAAAGTATACCTGATATTGGTAAAAAGAAAGAACCTACCACTGCTAAAAGTTGAATAATGTATTTTTGAATTGAGGATAAAAGAATGGCTAACTGTAGTTTCATTAGAGTATTAAGATAGAGTTATTGTATCCGTTCTCTCTAAAAGTGCCACAGGTGCCTAGGCAGGTTGTTTGATATTGATTAATGCAGCTGCAGTTATTAAACATAGGCCTAAGATCAGTATCTTGATTAGTGGTAGATATAAACTGAGGGAATAGGTTTCTATTAACTAATAGCCATCTGATTAGTCTCTGCTCAAAAAAGCTAGCTTTCTGTGCGTAATGCTCCATCCCAAAGGCTACCTCATTACGTGATACACTAGCTGAGTAGTCACCTGATTGTGTTTGAAGTCCTTTGTTCTTAAGCTGATAAGTCAAACCAAAGACAGCATCTTCAGCAGATCTCCAAGCTATCACAGGCTGTATGAACTCAACTAAATTTATCTCATCAGGGTTAAGTGCTGTATTGTTATACTGAGTTAATAAATAGTTGTAAAAAGTAGTGCCTAAGATAGGCTGTACTCTTAGTGCTGCCTGAGTAGCTATGTATGGTGTTACATCTGTTACATCCACATTTGCTGTAATAGGTGTATTAACTTTTAGATAAGTTTCAGTTATGAAGTATAGCATTATACAGTAGGTGTTATTGTTGGGGTTGTTTCAATGGGAGGTAAATCAGCTAGAGCTCTTATCTCATTAGGTGTCATATTATCTAGTATCTTCTGAGCAACAGTAGGGTGCATAGCACTGATAAGATTGTTTATTCTAGAAGCATCACCCTCTAGCTCTACTATACTTTCATCTATCACCTGGAAGTTATTGATAGTGAAATCTGCAGGTATCTTGGAGATTGTTAATAACTCGTTAAAAATATGCTGAACACATGATCTAAGCTCCATTACTACATTCTTTTCAAAAATAACATAAGCCTGCTTAATATCTGCACCACCTCCTAATGATCCTGTAGTACGTACACCCATTAAAATAGGATCTATTGTGTGAGCAAAACAAATCTGCTCAGTGTTAAGCTGTGAAGCTTCTTGGAATAGACTATCATTACCATTAGTAGGCATTGCTTCTATCTTAGGTAACTGCTCAGCAGAATTAGCAAAGAACGCTACAGCTTTACCTGCATTAGCAGCTCCTTTCATTCTATCTATAGTCTCTTTGATCATGTGCTTCTCCTCCTCACTTTGTGGCCGCTTGGGAAACATCATAGCAAATGAAGGGAAAACTGAGTTTTGGATGTTACTCTTAGCAAAGTACGAAAGCTCTCCTGAAAGAAACGCAAAATTTAGACAGGAGCTGTACTGGGGCAAAGAATAGTGGTCTTGACCTATAGACTTAATCTCGTAGCAGTATAGTTGCTCATAGTCAGTGTTAGCTATATGGTATGGCTTTATCTCTTGTATGCCTATCCTCCTGGACCAATCATCACAAATAAAATACATTCTCTTATCTGCACTTACTCGCACCTTCTCAGGAGATACATTCTCTATCCTAGTAATCTTTTTACCTTGGCCATAGCATATCTTGAAATACACCCTATTATGGATAATGAGCTGCTTAGTGGTAGCCTTAACAATATGCTTAAGATTAATCTTTCTTTCAAAAGTATAAAGTTCTAATTTCTCTACAGTAGTTAGTAGATCAGTCTTAAGGGCAAAGCCACCACCTATCACTGCATTAGTCTTAAAGTCCACAATGGCACCATGCAAAGGTGATGAGTAATACATCTGATTAAGTAGACTAGGATAGAGATTATCAGCTCCGAAATTCTGCCACATATTAGCACTATACCTACTATCTACATAAGGTAGTGTAAGATTGCCAGGGCCCACAGGTAAAAATGGGGTGCTAAAGGATTGGTAGCCTTCTACCACTTCAGGGCCTTTACTTGCTGTCTTAAAAAAGTTGTTATACCATGCCATAATTAATCGTATATTGAGTTGCCTACAGGCCCACTTACCACCATTCTACCCTCTTCTATCACTACTCCTGTGGATTGTGCAATAGTTAATGGTAGTACATAGGGTGTTGAGCTCTGATAAACTTGGTAAATAAATTGTCCTTGCTTTAAGATGATATCTACAGGCTCGTTGAGTACAAAAAGATTGTACCTTTCAGGCCATAAGCTAGTATCAGCAGTAGTAAATAGCTGAGGCACACTAGCAGTATTCATTTCATTAGTGAACGCAAATAGATAATGAGGCGTGGGTACAGTTGTTACCTCTGTTAAGGTTAGCACTACCTGGTTAATCACGCCCTGCTCAATGTATATCATAACTATATTATATGATGTTAGGCAAATGTTTAGAAATAAAAAAAGCCCCACAATATGCAGGGCTAATTTTAGAGAGGCAGTAGATTATACTAAGCCATAAACTGCGTAATTACCTGGTACAGCTAAATCAACTTCTAAGGCTAAAGACTCATTCTCAGCTACCAAGGTAACAGTGTACTTTGAACCATCAGCTCTAGCAACACCAGAACCTTCACCTGTAGCTGTAAGCTGCAAGTATGGGAAGTACCAATATCTACCATTAGCATCTAATACTACACCTGCAATATACTGTTGACCTGAAGCAAGTATCTTAAGTGCATTAGACTTAGCAGCTTCACGACGGTGAAATACTAGGTTAATAGTTTGAGTAACAAAAGTTGAACCATTGATAAGATCAGCAGCTTGCTCTTCTGTATAGTTTGATGTATTCCTGCGAATAAAATAACTTTCAAATTGTAAAGGAGGTATAGTTACAGGATCAAATGTGATAGCTGTTACTTTGTAATCAGGATAAGTAGTTGAAGTTGCAACAGAAGCAATACTATCTTGAGGGATAAACCATACCTGATAAATTCCCCCTGAATTATTGGCGCAAGATTTTTGGATTCCCTCCAAAGCGGTGCATAAATTGGGCATATGTTTAAGTTTTATATAAAGGGGCCGAAGCCCCTCTATGAATTAATAATTAAGATCCGTAAACGATATCAGTTGGATTAACAAAGCTAAAACCTACCTTCATGTTAGCACGAGTTCTGATTACAGGCTC